TCATTAATTTTCTACCATTACTAGCCCAAGTAAATGTTCTTTGATCTTGAGATAAACCTAGTATATTAGCTTCAGTAGCTCTTATACCAAAGTTTCTAAGAGTAACGTTTTCATCATTTGCTAATTCTATAAACAAACTAGGGTTTGATCTAGCAAACAACATTAAATCTCTTTTAAGTTCTTTAGAACTCATCTTAGATACACTAGAACCAGATTCAACTCTTAATATAGCTTCAGCTTGGTCAACATCCATAGTTGCAGCAGCATTTAAAGCTTCTATTTCTAATTCTAAATAATCTAAATCATCAGTTGCTTCTTGTACATCATCTTTTTCAGAGTATAAAGCGTTTCTGTTTGGATGATATAGCGAAAGTAACTTTTGTAAAGCTACGTCAGATTTAGGAACCATTAATACACCATCTTCAAAAACAATATGACCTAAGGTTACAGACCCTACTTGTTCATCAACAAATGGACTTTTCATGTTAGTTGCATACCTAAGTTCTCTATTATAACCTTTTGCTTCATCAAAGTACATTAGAGGTTTTCTAGCAGAGTGTTTAGAGTTAATTCTAAATGTTAAAGGAGATTTACTGTACATTAAATGATAATACCTATCTTTAATTTCCCAAGTATCTTTTTTAATTTCTTTTGCTACAGCTTTAGCTGGAGCTTTTTTTTCTTTTGTTTCCATAATATAATATAATATAATAATTAAAAAAGACCCCGCCGAAGCGGGATCTTATTATTGTTTTACGATATAGCCGTAAATCCAGCAGCTGGTTGAGCAGCTGAATAAGCTATAACGCCTGAAGAATCAGGCCCAGCTTCAATAGCTTGTTTTTGTAATGATATAACTTTATCGATAATAATTTTCTGCGCAGCGGCATTTGCAGTAGCAAAAGCTAAAGCAGCAGTAGATCCATCATCATAAGTTAGTGTAACTGAAGTACCAGCTACTACAGTTTTTATTACATTTCCTAATTGAACTAGTCTCTCACCATCATTAGGTGCGGAACCAGTTAATGTTACTGACATGTATTTCATAATTTCTATCTTTTAAATGTTAATAATTATATAGTAGATTTAAATAACACGAAGTTATTTGCACCTTGTACACAAAGACATCTTTCAGATAAGAAATGTACTTGCATCGCATCTAATCCAGAAGTGTAAGCTCCGCCTACTGAACCAGTAACCCAAGACTTCATTCTTCTATCATCAGCTTCAGAAGCTCTATATCTTACATGTAAGAAAGGACGTCTGATATTTTGACCTAACATTTGATCATAAACAGTAGATGTTCCAGCAGGAATCAACACACCATCAATATCCCCAGTTAAACCTCTTGTAGATGCATCATTTAAGTATTTCCAGTCAGTTTTGTAGAAATCATAAGAACCTCTTCTAAAACCAGAAAATCCAAAGTTAAGCGCCATATCTTCTTCATTGTTAAATAAACCGTAAGAAGCAGCACCAGTTGAAGCATAACCACCATTCATAGCAGCAATCATATCATCAAAATCAAGAGCAGTAGCTCTAGATAAGAACAACATGTTTTCTTCAATAGCACCTTGCTTATCTAACTGCTTAAGAATAGCATCGAAATCACCTAAAGCACCAGATCCTGGAGCAGCAGCACCAGCAAAGTCGTTATAAATGTTTCCTCTTGATTCAATAGCAGCAAATAAACCTTCAGAACCAGCGTCTGTAACACCAGTAGCTAAAGCAACGCCTCCATTAGCGCCGTTGTTTTCAGCTTCAACCATGCTCATTTCTAAGTAATCTTCAAAACGCAATCTTGTTTCAGATTCAGCTTTTAGATACCATAAGTATCCAGAAGTACCATCTTCAGTAGCAACCTCAACCCATCCAATTTGAGAAGCATCAGAACCAGAAACCTCATAGAAGTCTTTTAGTATAATTGGCTTGTTATTGAATTGTTTAAAATCAGGTTGAACAGCTGTAACACCTGCTTGAGCAGCATTTTGAAAAGTTTCCATTCCTTGAGAGCCTTTAGCAAATTCAGAACCGTATACAAAAACTTTAGCAGCGCTAGCAACACCAGCTAGTGAAGCCATGTTTGCCACTTTGTAAGTTTCAACAGTAACAGTTGCAGTTCTTGGTGGTCCAGCTACAGCTGCAGCTACTCCAGAAACTCTACCTTTTAAAGTTACTAATCCTTCTGAAATTACAATCGTAGAACCTACTCTAATAACACACTGTTTTCCAGCTTCAACAGGAACAGTGATAGTAGTATTACTAGCAATGGTACAACCATCATAAGAAATATGTAATCTATTTTGTTCAGACCAAATTACTTGATCTGATGTCATTGGCATTTCAGCGCCAACCATTCTTAAGAAACCTTGTAACGTTCTGTTACCAAATCTCTCTACCTCTGCCTCATACAATTCTGGTAAGTATTGCTGAGCAAAAGTTTGGGTTCCGTCAGTAAAAGAAAGGTAGTTCTCACTTAGAGTAACTTTCTTTTGATGAGGGAGTAATCCCGGAGCATTAGTTATATCTAATCCCATTTTATTTTAGTTTTAAGTTTTATTTTTGTTTTGTTTTTATTTTTAACTTAGAACTATCTACACCGCTGATTGCTTTTACTCTTAATCCGTTAATAAACACATCACCTGTAGATGTTACTCTAGGTTCGTTACTTACATTTTTGGATTTAGCCATCACATCTTTTACAGCATCAGCTTTGCCTTGCTCATAGAAATGATTAGCTATTGTATCAGCGTTTTCAGCAGCATAAATGGCTTTGTGGTAACCAGCATAATCTTTTACTTCACCTTTCTCGTTAAGGAACTTCCCAACAAAATTAGTTAGATCAGATTGGGTGTTAGCAACACCATCAGTATCCGAAACTCCATATCTAAATTTCTTTTCACCAATATTGAAGTCAAAACCTTTGAATTCTTGGTTAAAATAGTTTTTAGTGTTACTTTGGAACCTCTTGTGTTGATCTTGAACCATTTTCTGTTCTTCGTTGTATCTATTGAAAAAGTCAGTAGCTTTTTGTTGGTCTTGAGTTACGCCGGGTCTCAACTTGATTTCGTCGTAGTACTTACTCTTAGTGTCCTCTAAAAATTTACGGGCTTTAGCAATTTCTTCTTTGAAGGCGAGTTTCTTTTTCTTTATATCTCGCTCTTCATCCATGTCTTCGTCAAATGAAAAGTTATCTTCTAATAAGAAGTTAACCTCTTCGATGTCTAGATGTGGTTTAGTCTGTTTGTAGTATTCTCTAATTAAAGAGTCATCGTTTATATTGCTGTAATCAGCATTTAATCTAACATAGTCTTCAACTGTACCACCTGTTTCTTCCATGAACTTAACTAACTTTTCTACATTTTCTGGTAAGTTAATTTCTGGCTTAGCTGGCTCTGGAGCAGTTTCTATGACTGGCTCTTTTACTTTTTCTTCTTTTCCTTCTTCAGCAATCTCTTGTATTGGGATTACATTTTCCTTTTCTTCCTTATTTTCGATTTTTTCACTTTCGGCATTTTTAACATCCCTTTTAGGCTCAATAGTCCCTCCTTGTTTTTCATCGACAACAATTTTGATTGGTTCTTCTTCTTTAATAGCATCTTCTGATTTTTTAGATAAATCTACTTTTATAGTTTCTCCTTTTTTGGTAAGTTTCTTAGGTCTACCTGGTTTCTTTTTTATTTTAAAAGAACCTTCTTCTTTTACTTCTTCTGACATAATATAATATAATAGTTATTAAAAATTACTTAGGGCCAAATTGCTCTAAGCCAAATCCACCCATAGTATCATTACCTGCGGATTCAAAGTTCTTCGGTAATAAATCATTTTTTCTTTGATCTATTAACTCAGATTGTTGCGTTGCTTGTATCTTAGTTCGCTCGTCTTTACGATCTTCTTTAAAACCTTCTTCTTGTCTTTTAGCCTGGCCTTGAGCTTGAGCTAACTGCATATTGTAATTAAACTCTTGCTGCATTAACTGCTGTTTTATTTGAGCCTCCATTTCCATTTTTTTAATGTCTAATTGTGATTTAGCATTTTCTAATTGTACTTTTTGCTCTGTTAAAACTTGTTGTTTTTGTGTTTCAGCTAAAGCCGCTTGCTCTGCTAACTGTGCGTTAGACTGCGCTTGAGCTTGCATATTAGCTTGTTGAGCTTGCTGTTCTCTAGCTGCTTTGTCTTTTCTACGTTTCTTTAACATTTGATTAGCTAACTTTAAATTAGCAACTTCTCTAATGTCAATAGCGTCTTCAAGACCTATTTGTCCAGCTTGTAAAGCTATTTGAATATTTTGTTCTAGTATTTGTCTTTGCTCCTCATCTGGCTCTAGTTCTAAGAATATACCAAAGTCATGTATATTCAACTCAGATAATTCCTCTAGTGTTCCCACGTTGTACCTAGATATACTAGACATTAAAGACTGTTTAGTCATTGGGAACATTAAAGCATCGGCAACTCTTAATGATATGTTTTCACAAGTTCTAAGAGTTAAATATAAACTAGCTTGTAATACGTGTCTTGTAGCTACATTTGAATTAGCAGCAGCTAACTTCTGTAAACCAACTAATGATTGCTTGTCTGGTAACGTACCATCTCTAGCTTCATTAAGACCGGTCACATCTCTAATCATTTTAAGGTAATACTCATAAGTTTGTATCAATGACTGTATTTTACCCATGCCATTTGAAGTAGAAAGTTCTTGTATTGGAACTTTACCTGGATTCATACCACCATCTTGAGTCATTGACCTACCAACTAAAGATCCAGTTTGGAAATACATATTTAAAGCCTCAGCTGGATTATAGTTAGTTCCATTACCTAAGTCTACTTCTGCTAAACCATCTATATCCATATAAACCCCATCAGGCACTATCCTAGACATCACCTGTTGTAGTTTTAAATGAGTTAGTTGTATCATATCAGCAAAACCAGTTATTCTGCTTACAATTGACTCTATACGGCCTTTGTATAGTCTAGGAGCTACGATGTTATAGTTCATGTTAACTTTAACAGTGTCAGCATTTGGTCTAGTCATATTCTCTGCCATCTTCCACTCAAGCATTTTTTCATGACCTAATATTTTA